ACAGGCTTCTTATGAAGGCTATAGAGACATTGATATTAACAAAGGGATTCAGCGTCTTGTTGGTAATAGACTTGATGGCAAAAAACTCGAAACTGCTGTAGATGACGAGTTTGATAAAACTTTTGCTAAAGCTATGACAGGTCATGATTGGTGGTCTTTATTTAATCCTTACATAAGTGAAGAAAGACAGGCTCAACTTAGAGAATTTGCTGATAGTGCTAATATTAGTATGGGTGATTTAAGTTCAGCTATTATTAAAGACCCAGTTGTAAGAGATGGTCTTAAAGGAATTTGGCTTGAAAGGTGGGAAGCTTCTAGAGGTGAAGGTGATCCTGTTGCCATACTTATGAGCGCAATGCAGAGCGTTGGCAAAAGATTTGGTTATGAAGAAGATACAGCAACTGGTCAGATATATCTTGTTGAACGCCCAATCTTACATTTTGCACAAGCTACAGTTCCTGGCAGGACATTAAATGATGGAACTGTACTTCCATCTGTTCAGTTAGACCAAAGCATGATTGTAGAGGATGTTGTTAAAAAATATCTTACTTCAGGCCCAGAGGGTGCTTTAAGAAACCCAAGAGTAGATGAAGCTGTTCGTAGAGCTTTAGACGAAAATAATCTTTATAAGTCAGACGTTACCTTTCACCCTAATACTAATTTTGGTGGTGTTCAAACATATACAGTAATTGTAACTGACTTTAACGGTCAGCCAACTACCATAGCCAACAATTATAGTTATGATTTTAACACTTCTGTTCAAAATCCATATTTTGAAAAAGTAATGGAAACTATGAAAACAAGCAGGGTCAAAGAATTTTACTCTGTATTTGGATTAATGGATACTCACAGAATACAAGCTGCTTTTGAAAACTATCATGCTACTGGAAGTGATATGAGTTTGTTTCCTCTTATTCAATCTCTCAATGAAGTAAGACTTCTTACAAGCCCCGGTGCATCACCTGAGTTTATTCAAAGTTTAGGTAAGCCTTGGGAGTATGAAGAAGTTCAAGAGCTAATGCGTGTTTGGAATAATATAATTGCTTGGGGTAAACTATAATGGAATCTTGGATAGACGAATATATGAAGATACTCGCAAAACACGAGGGAACTCGTGGTGTGCCAGCTATCGAAGGTGGGGGCTACACTAGAGGATATGGTCTTACTGATTTAGCCCAAAGCTTTATGCAAACTAAAGGTGCTAATGCTGACAGCATGTCAGATAAAGAATTAGCTAGAGAATATGTTATTTGGAATGCAGAGCAAGTTAAAAACCAATTTGATAATTATGATGAATGGCCTGATAGTGTCAAAATGGCTGCTGTAGACCTTGCATACAATGGTGGCAACATAACTCGCTTTAAAGGGTTTACTTCTGCTTTAAGAGAAGGTCGTTATCAAGATGCAATGAGCGAAACATTGGATGTGGTTGCTGCTAATGATCCAAGTACAGGCAAGCGTGGTGCTTTGCGTGGTCTTGGTAATAGACGTTTTGATATATATAACTACGTTGCAGAAGAGTTAAATTTCCCAGCAATAACTGATTTGAAGGTAGTCAAAAGAGGTACAGGAAGTCTGTTTTCCTATACAACTGCTGATGGGTCTACAATAGATAAAGCTATTGGCTCTCCTATACATTCTGCATCTGGCAAATATGATACCGTAAAAAAAAAGACTAGACCTGTAGATGATATAATTTCTCCAGATGATGCAATGCTGGAGGAAGTTACAAAGCCTCCTCCATCTACACCTCCTGTTTCTGAAGAAATAGACATAGCTCCTTCTGAAGAAGTAGATTTAGCTCCTGTTGAAGAAACTGTATTGTCTACAGTTCCTCCTAGTGCTGAGTCCAGAAAAGAAAGAGTATCAAGAATTTCAGATGCTATGTTTCCTGAAAGTGAGCAACCATCTATTCAGCAAACCCCTGACATTCAGCAGCCACAAGAACAAACAATAGATTTTCCTCTTCCAGAAGGAGGGTCTTTTGAGTCTATATTTGAAGTAAGTAAATTCGGTGTTGGAGCAGAAGAAAGTTTTGCTGTCCCCAATCAACACATCCATCCACCAGAAGTTTTAGCGCAAGCACAAGCACAAAGGGCAGCTCAAGCCACTATTGACTCACCTCCAAAACCTGATCCAGTAACAAAATCTGATTCTCTTTCTCCATCTATTGAAGCAATAAAACAAGAACCAAACTTTAATTTTATAGGCAAGGACAGGTACGGAACTCCTGTTGAGTCTATGCTTGATGATGATAGGTTTGATTATCACATGTTTACCCCGACTGAGGGACAAGCATTTATGGCTGCATTTCGACAGTATAATGTCATGCCAGCTTTAGGACGTTTACTTTATTCTAAGACCTCCCCAAACATGAGAGCTGTTGAAGGATATAGTGTTTACAATGATACCGTTCTTAAAAATTTAGTTGGTGAAGATGGTCTTTATTTCTTTAGACACATGGGTAGTCATGCCCAAGCTATGGAAAAATATAGAAGATTAAATCAAGACTATGAAGACATGATGACTGTGAACATGAGTCCTTCTGGTACTGGTTATTCTATTATTTCAGCTTTACTTGACCCATCTATTTTGCTTCCTGTTATTCCAACAAAAATAGCTGGTGCTTCTAGAAAACATAGGTTTGCTCGTGGTTTTATGCTTGGCTATGCAACAACTGGCCCACAACAAGCTGTTATTGAAACTCAAAATGAAAGTAGAGATGCTACTAATGCCATACTTGCTGTAACAGCTGCTGGTTTTCTTGGGGGTGCTTTGTCAGTAGGTCTTGGTAAAGCTTACAGTCCAGCAGTTATTGCAGAGATGAGGCTTAACCAAGATAAAATGAGAACTCAATTACTTGGGCAAAAATCCTTATACACAAAAGAGCAGATTAAAGAACTTAAAGCTATATCTTCTGCTGGAGCATCAATAAGTCCAGAGCTTGCAAGAACTAATGCTTACAGACAGCTTGAACAAGAGTCACTTGCAGAAACAGGTTTCGGCATTGAACGGTTAGGATGGAATCCTGTTAACCGTATGTTTAAAAGTGAGAACGCAATCGTAAGAGGTTTAGCCCCAGCAATGGTTGATGTTGGTGGGTTGATGCAAAAGAAAGTAAGTCAAGAGATTGCTATGGAGCAATCTGTAGAAACTACTTTTAGAACAACATTTTATCCCCAGTTACTTGAAGCTGTAAATGAAGCTGATTTGGCTTACATGGCCTATAGAAACAAACAAGTTTCTAGCAATGCTGGAATGAGAGCTTTGCAGATGACTGGTCAAAGATTCATGGACGGTACTGCAAGCTTGTTTAAGCGACATGATGGTTCTCTAAGTGAGGTACAGTTTAGAGCTAGGGTAGGTATGGCTATGCGCCGTAATGATTTAGACCCTATTCAAGATGTAGCTACTCCTCATGTAAACAGAGCTGCAAAGGCATACAGAAAAGTTTTTGAAAAAGTAAAATCAGAAGCCAATAGTGTAAGGCTTTTTGAAGCAGAAATAGCTGCTGATATAGCAAGAGCTACAGCAAAAGGTGATACTGTTCTTGTAGCAGAATTACAGCAAAATCTTTTAAGGCTTAGAAATGAAGGAGTTACTGTAAACACGGCAGCTTCTTATTTACCAAGAATATACAGAATTGATAGAATTGAACGAAACGTACCAAGATTTTTACAAATAGTAAGAAGTTGGGCTATGCGTTCTGAAGGAATGTCTCAACGTCAAGCAGATACTTTTGCTGCACAAGTGTTGGATACAGTAACAAGACGTAGACCCTTTATTGACTATGAACATGCTACAGATGCTCTTGACTGGGTAAAAAATCCGTCTGGGGTTCAGAGAAGAAGTTTAAAAATACCTGATGAACTATTAGAAGAATTTTTAGAAAGTGATGTTGAAGCACTTGTAAAATCTCACGTTAAAACAATGGGTATGGATATAGAGCTTACTCGTAAATTTGGCTCTTCATCTATGGATGATTTACTCAAACAAGTAGAAACTGAGTATCAAAGACTAATAAGTGAAACAACAGATTTTACCAGAAGGTCGGAGCTTGCTGAAGGTCTTGCAAGAGACATGAGAGATATTCGTGGTTTGCGTGATAGGTTGCGTGGAACTTACGGAGCATCTAAAGACCCACACGCTTTATCTAGTCGTTTTGTTAGAGTCATGAAATCATTTAATGTTTTGACTGGCATGGGCAGCGCAATGATATCTTCAATACCAGATTTAGCGAGAATAGCTATGGTAGAAGGTTTTCAAAATGCCTATGGAAGAGGTTTTGCTACCTACTTTGACCAGCAAGCAGCATTGGTCAGAACTATGGCAAAGCCTGAACTGGAGAAAGCTGCTGTTGCTGTAGACGCTGCTCTTGGCCTAAGAGCGCATGCTATGTCAGATTTAGGTGATTTGTTCGGCAACAGGTACGCTATTGAACGTGGTCTCAATGATGCGACTGGAATGTTTTTTCTTATGAATGGTTTGAATATATGGAATCAAGTTCTTAAAGAAATAGCTGGTAATGTCACTATGCTTAGAATGACAGAATCCATTATGAAAACTGGAGGTTGGAATAGACTCACACGTTCTGAAAAAGAAAAACTTTTGAAGAATGGGATTGACCAGCAAAGCTATGGCATTATGCGTATGAACATTGATAGACATGGCGAAAAAGTTGGTAACGAATGGCTTCCCAACACAGAAGCATGGACAGATGGAACACAACGTTTGCGATTTAGAAATGCTTTAAATCAAAATGTAGAACGCATTATTGTAACACCTGGGGCTGGTGACAGGGCGTTGTGGACTTCAACAGAGATGGGTTCATTGCTAACACAGTTTAAATCTTATGGTCAGGGAGCAATGGTTAGAATGCTTACATCTGGTCTACAAGAAAAAGACGGAGCCTTTTGGCAAGGCGCATTTTTAATTGTTGGCTTGGCTGCATTGGTTAATGAGATTAAAAGAGCGCAATATGGATTAGAAAGTTCTGAATCCTTTGACCAAAAGTTAATAAATGCAATCGATAGGTCTGGTCTATTAGGATACTTCACAGATGTAAATAATGCGATAGAAAAAATAAGTGACTATAAACTTGGAATGAGACCATTCCTTACAGATCAGCCTTCATATCCAGTTCACACTGGTGCAAAAGCTGGGGCTGTCTTCGGGCCTAGTGCAAGTGCATCTTTGAATATGACAAGCATATTAGGTGATGTGCTTAATGGGAGTGTTGATGCTCAAACAGCAAAAGATTTGAGATTTATATTCCCTACAGGCAACCTTCCTTATTTAGACCCCATATATGATGGAGTCTTTGGTGAAGGTAATGTGAATAGACAACCAGAAGCTAACAGGAGATAGAATAGGCTATGGCTACTATATCGATAGCAGATAATGATGCGAGAAAGCAATATACGCAAGCTGTTACTGCAAATAGGACACAGCTTACTATAGACTTTCCCTTTTTTAGCTTAGATGACATAAATGTTATTGTTACCAATACATCAGGTGTGGATACTACGCTTACTAGAGGAACTGGCACAGGAACTTTTGCTGTTACAGGAGTTTCTGTTGATGATGGTTTCTCTGGTGGGCATATTACTGTTGGTGATACTTATGCTAGTGGTACTAAATTCACTATATTCCGTGATATTCCTGTAGTAAGAACAACAGATTTTCCCACATCTGGTCCTTTTAATGTATCTGCTTTAAATACTGAGTTAGACAAGATTTTTGCTATTGAGCAAGAACTTGAAACAAAAGTTAGCAGAACCATGAAGTTGGCTGATTCTGACACAGCAGCTTCTCTTACGTTGCCTAATCTTGATACAAGAAAAGGAACAACATTAGCATTTAATGAAACAAGTGGTTTACCAGAAGCTGGCCCTTCAATAGCCAGTGTTGGCACAGTCAGCCAAAATGTAGCAAATATCAATACTGTTGCTGGAGTTGCTAGTGATATTAC